CGGAGGATCTACAGCAAAGCAATACGCACCGCGCCCGTTATCCAAGAACGATCCTATACAAAATCTAAAGCGACTAGATCACCACAATGAACAATCTTACCTACGTTCGAACCCTCCACGACATGGAGATGCCCTACCATCAAGAATGGGAAGAGGCTGCTGGTTCGATGGCATTCAGAAACGAATGGCTAGAGAGGCAGATGCGCAAGTTCTTCACCGACCAAGAGGTCGATCAGGTACTTACGAATAGACGTTCAGACTACTCCGACGCAGCACTCATCAATGATTTCAAGCTCACGGAACACCCGTATCATGAAATACCATACGATGCGTACTTTCAATGCGCCATAGACACAGTCACCGAACACTTTCGTCCTAACCGAGTACTTCACCCGATCCACTACCCGGACTTACGCTACTACCCCTGGACCCTCAACGTTTCAGCTGAATCACCATGGACAGACAAGAGCTTTTACTTCAAGCCAATGGATAGATCCGTTGACAGCGAGTCGACACAACCAAAACTCATCTTCGATATCAAGAAACTTCGAAAATGGAGCAAACCGACCGACGTCAAGACCTACCTAAGTTGGAAGCAGAGCATCGGAATCACGGAAAATGCCGCGATCTCCTTTCACAACTTGTACGACGAGATTTTCATTTACAACAGACCACTCATCCACCAAATTAAGGCAGGAGAGGCACCCTTCTGGAAGGACGGTAAACCCGTTCCATACCAGTGGAACACATTGCACGTACGTTCACACGTCGTAGCGTTCCACGAACCAGATAAACTGAGAGGAGTCTTCGGAGCTACCAAGCTTCTACTTCAATCAGAACAGCCCTTCATCTGGCCCCTACAAGCCAGTTACCTGAATACAGATTCAGGGCGCCTCCTATGGGGAAGAGAAATGAGCAAAGGAGGATGGCCACGGCTATTCTCTGAGATGTACACTTTCGGACCACCCAGCACCGTTCTCGGTATGGATTGGAGTCAGTTTGACAAACGACTACTCCATCAGTTGATCCGAATTGTTCACCTTATCTGGAGGTCATATTTTGACTTCTCTAGATACGAGCCAACCAACGAATATCCCAACGCAAACCCCGGCGATCCCACAAAGATCGAAAGGTTGTGGACATGGATGTGCGCCGCTATTACGGACACACCTATCCTACTTCCAAACGGACAGCTCTGGAGATGGAATTGGAATGGCTTCGGCTCAGGATACCAACAGACCCAGCTTATGGACACCTTCGCAAATGCGATCATGATTTACACATGCCTACTCATCTTAGGCGTTAACATCAAGTCCAAGCTATTTTGGGCACGATTCCAAGGAGACGATTCTATCATCGCCTTCTTCGAACAAATGTTCATTATCTACGGAAACGATTTCCTTATCATGTTTTCGGCAGTTGCAGAGAAATACTTCAATGCACGCCTAAACGTAAAGAAGTCTTTCATACTTGACAAAGCACACAAAGCAACTGTGCTCAGTTATCCTAACCACTACGGATCCCCCTACCGCACGGAGGAGGACCTACTCAGACA